ATACCATCATTTAATGATCTGTGTACAAATCTTGTGCTAGCATCATATCTATTAGATGTTGCGGTTCTAGTTGTTTGAATTCCGAAGAAAGTATCTTCAGGTCTTGAAGTTCCTCCATCAGATGACGAGTGTCGAAGTCTAATGTCAGGATATCTAAGAGAAGCCGTGAGTGCCTTCGTCGGCGGAAGAACAACTCCCCCGGATACATTGTATTTTAATACAGATCCTATGCCTGAACCACCTTGGTAGTAGTACACTTCCGATGTGATTCCTGCACTGGGTGTCGTCGCATTTGCAATTGTGACATTTTGATCCTTGTACTTAGGCGGACCATAATATCCGAATGGCAAGAAGAGGGGATCTGTTGCACCCGCTTCAACATCGGTATTCATTTCTACATATACAAATTTCGATTGGTTAGGATATTCTCCAAAAAGCTTAAGTCTTCTTTCAGTCTCATTCCATTGTAAGAATTGATCACCAATTTTTCTAGCTACATAGTTTGGAGAAGCCGGATCGAGATTGCAGTTATCAAATCTCTCAACGACTTGCATTGCTCCGTCAACATCACTAAGCATACGAATGATGACTGCAAACGAACCGTAATCGGAAATACTAGAATTTGATTTACGAATATCAGCAATAGAAACTTTAAGATTTCTGTTTAAGTATTCGCCATGGCCGCGGCCTTTAAGTCTGAAAAGTTTTTGCATCTTTTCGGGAAGATAATCACCAGACTCTTCTACATCCTGAGATATAAACCAGCCGGCTCTTGCTTCTACAGATTCTCTTCTCATAAATGCTGGAGTATCAGTTGCAGGTGTTGAGGAACCACTGTGAGCAATGTTACCAATGAATCCAACTAAAGTTGTACTCAAGCTAGAGAGGTTATCTCTGGTTTCTTGATCGTATGTTTCGCCAAGCCAATACTGCTTAGTGGCAGATGAATTGAAGAACTCAGTGCCTTGCGACTCAACAACTTGTGGATTAGTGTTGAATACTTCTCTAATGTATCGTCTGTTAGAATCATCAAGGTGGAACTTAACTACTTCTGCTGTGTCATTGCTACCGGAAACCACTCTAGCCTCGAACATACCATTCGAGTCAGATATAATAGCAGCACCAAAGGCGGATGTAATTTCTGTAGCACCTCCAAAGAGTGTTCCAGATAGCTCTATCCTTCCTGATTCTAAATACCAAACAGCAGCAAGAGAAGCAGTCAAAAGGTTTCCAGCACCCTCTGTATGAATCGTTTTAGCAGAGGATGATGGTGCAACAAATAATCCAAAAGCTCCACCGCCTTTTGTACCTCCTGCACGATTTTCTGTTTGCCAGCCAGCTTTACCGGCAGCCGATGCATTGGGATGTTGAAATCCTAAAAGTCTCATGTATGTAAGAGGTGCTACATTAGGTCTAAGGAATGCTTTTGCAGCATAAATTCCATACATTGGTGACTGAAGGTTACCTTCAAGGTAAACATCTCCGCCTGCAGTTCCGGGTACAGTATCCCCAAAGTTCTCAACGAAACTAGAATAAGAAGGTACTCTGAGAGGCTGCATGGCAAGCCCGCGAGTTGCTCTTCCGATTACTGCTGGACCAATTGTGTCTGCTGACCTAGGGATAAACGAATTATCAATTTCGTTAATAAAAACTCCCGGTGACACAAATTTAAATTTCTTTACTGACATAATGTTGCGTTCCTTTTGTAGAATTAGTTGTCATAATGACATGTATATCATTACTTAAATAGTATTTTCATCTTCAAAAGGAGGAAGAGAAACAACAAAATAATGTTCAGTTCCTGATTTAATCTTCAAAAAAGCTCACTTCACCCGGAAGTGGAACTCTTTCTCTTGGGAATTGTACTTCAACAAAGTTTTCTTCTCGCTTGACTAATTCTCGATCATCGTTCTCGCCTTCCCCAATTAGATAGCCAAGAACCCTAATTGTAATATCAGTCTCAAACATTCTAACTTCATCATTCAAAGTTGCAACATTGTTATTATGTGAAAAATTTTGATCTATAAAAGCTTCGTAAATGTGACCATTTCTTCTTAATAAAAATGAATTAATTTGCCCTGTCCTAGCAATAAATGGCTGCATTAATGAATTCATCTGTTGTTGATATTCAGTCCTCAATGTTATCTTATATTCTAAATTAACATACACAGGGATTGGAATCGATAATGTTTGTATGACAACCTTGTGATTTACTCTAGGATAATTCTGTTGGCCGGGTGCACCTGTAATATTTCTAGATCCTGCAGCTACCGCAAAGTTTCTTGTCTTATCTTGCTTTATTCTTTTGGCAATGACCATTCTTCCACTTCTACCATTACCATCATTTGAAAATAAATGAGCTTGAAAAGATCCTTTTAAGGCTGGATCCTTTACAATGCCTGTTCTTTCAATGCTGACGATAGGTAAAATTATTGAACCTTCTTCATCTCTCAGAGACTTATCGCCTTTTACTTGAAATGATCTTTCGGGTGCTTGCCAAAAAACAGGCACCCTTGTATATCCGGCATTTGTTTTGGCACTTAAATCTAAGTCCTCTTTCATCCATGACATAATAGAATAATCTATACTCTCGATTGAAGAACCTAACATTCCTATCTCTTCAAGTGTAAAATTGTTTTTTGTTGGTGGCAACTGGGCAAAATCAAAATCATCAGGTAGCATCAAATAGTCCTCTTCTAGCTCTCTTACACACAGCCATCGTTTCAAATGTTTGATCAACTTGACCAAAGAGTTTACGAGGCGATGATAACTTAACTATCTCGTAATAAACTTCTCCGTACAAAACAAAATCACCTTGTCTTGCAAAAATATTTTGATCATCATTTAATCTTTTCTTATGAAAGTATACATTAATCATAGCATCTGAATCAACCCCAACACCTTCAAGATATGAAGTGGTTTCCTCTTCAACATTAATCAGAGCATAAATTCTAATTGGAGGTAAAAAAGTTTTTTCTATTGCTTCACCGTACATATCATGAAAATTAGTTCTTTCCATATCAATAGAATAGTAAAGTATCTGCTGGCCAATGACTCTTTCAATTAATTCATCATTAACCTGCTTAACAAGATCTCTTTCTTTCTTACCTAAGAATAGTGGTGGTGGTGGCTGTGCTGGTCTTTCCCATTCGTCTGACATTTATTTCACCCCACAAATATTGGTAATGGAGAAGCCTTAAAGATTTTCTCAGTTGCATCAGTTGTTTCTGCATCGTATTTAACAAGCTCTTTGTATTCAACTTCTTTAAGCATCTCCATTAACTTATCTTTTAATTGTTGTTGTTCATCTTTAGCTTGTGATAATAGTTCTGAGTGATTCAATGTAACACTTTCACCCGGAATAGGTATTGTAGTGAACTTGCCTCTGATTTGACCAAGCATTTCTTTGCACAGTGCCAAGGCATATTTTCTAATCCATTGCTTACCTATTGAATTAATGTTTTCATAAGGAATATTTCCAAACGGCAATGTGTTTATATTATTGACACCGTTTACACCATCTTCGTATCCCGCATTAGATTCAAACACATTGTTGTCGTCTAAGTAAAATCTAAACCATACAGTTCTCGTGTTCTCAAAACCAAAATCACCGGGCCGAGGATATAATCTCAATTTGTTATCTATAACCTCATACGAGTAGTGAGATGTTCGTGTATAGATTGAATCCTCATACATGATGGCTTGCATTTTGTTTTGCCAAGTAGGCACGATTTCAAATGTAGAATCATCAGCAAATTGTCCATATGTTGAATAATTTCCAATGACATTAATGCCGCCGTAATAACCAAAGAATCTCCACATAGCTCTAGGTGTCTTGAAATATACTTTATCTACAATCACCCTTTTGTTACCAACTTTACCAGCGAACGGAACAGCATTGCCGCTGTCATCAACACCAGCAGTAGACTGAGTCTCTAATATTTGCTGTAGATCATAATCTTGCTGGCCGCTTGTAGCTTTAAATGAAGCTGAGAACTGTGGTACTGTACCGCCAAATCCAGCCATTGTTGACATTGAGTCGCCAATTCTTTTTGCTTGTTGTACTTGAAACCTTGGATATTTAACACTTGCACTAACAGGACCACTCATTCTTTTACCATTGTGATCAAAAGTGCCTGTTAAGTTGCCCAAAGCATTAGAAATAGAATTCTTACTTTGGTGTAGGTTAACGATATATGAATATTCTAAAACTGCCTCTTCATAAGCAGCATAAACATTAGAAGGTGTTATCTCAATGTCTACAACATCTCCACCTAATTTTTTGAAAGTGTATGCTACTTGGTCAGCAGCACCACTTAAAAATTCAATTGAACCAGTGTAAATACCAAAAGGTATTGAACTAGCCACATCGTCAACTGAACCAGTAGAAGTGAGAATGATCGCACTTAATTGTGATTTAGGACTTAAATTAGTTGGCATTTGAAAAGCTTCCTCAGATTAAATAGTAAACAGGCGATCAATGAACGCCTTAAAAATAGATTACTTTTAAACTATTTCTAGTTTACTTTTTTTGAGTAGTCTTTTTTGTTGTTTTTTTTGCTTTTTTTACTTTTGTTTTTGTTGTACCAGTCTTAGTAGTTTTACCAACAGTTTTAGTGGTCTTGGTGTCGCCTGTGCTGTTAATAGTGGTATTACCACCGATGGCATCAGCGGGTGCACTAGTTGTGCTCCTGACTGTGGTTTCTGTGATATTACTGGCAGTGCTTGTATCCACAACCTCTTCTTCTAATGTATTAGTTTCTGTTGTTGCTCTTGCTTTGTAAACTGGATGATTAGAATGTTTAGAATTAAATTTGTTGCGACCGCTAAGAAGTCTACGTTTTTTGCCCATTATGGCCTCCTGTTAGTAATAAATAGTATCAAAATATTTAAAAAGAAAAACCCCCAACCCAAAAGGGAAGGGGGTAAAATATGTATAAATATTTTAATTTAGTTTAACCTAAAGAGTGATAACCCTGAACGTAAACGTAAAACTTACCGGCGGTAAGTGCCGCTGTTCCAATCGTAATAGATACTGGATCATCTGTAGTGTGAATTCGTTTTGCTACCGCTGCAGCCGAGTTACTACCGTTATGTACCAAAGCACCATCAAAGGGGTGTATAGAATTGGCAGATAAGTCTGCCT